TATGGAATCCATTTGTATATCAAACGGTTCTTCTAAATAAAAATTGGGGTGGTAATGCTGATTGGTGGTGTGATGAGATGACTATTCTAAGTAATAGTAGAGGTAATGGTGACTGCATAGAGGTAGGGTGGTGAGGAAATGTAGATGAGGGTGATGGTTTGGAGGAGAGGTACAGGGATTGAGGGATTGTTTGAGGTGGATTGTGAGGGGTGGTTTGAGGTGGATGGTTAAGGTTGGGTGTATTTAGAATCCGGAGCGCAACAGTCTCTCCTGCCGGAATCCCGCGCTGGTCACCCGGCTCTTTATCGGTATCCATACACTGTATTCCTATACCCTACGCGCGTACGCGCACAAGGGGTATACACTCTCTAACCTAAAAACAGGTTTATTTCTGCCTAGTGAGTTCTAATATGAGCATGTTACAGGAACGAAACAAGAAACGGTAATGGATAGTGGCAAATCGAGAGGTATACATAGCCGAGCTCTTTACGTCATGCGGCTCCGGGTTTCGTGTTTTTCAGGGGTGATATCGAGAGGATTCCTAATACCTAATCATTTCTGTCTACGGTGGTCACCCCTTAGGACGTTACGGGAATGAAACATGATGATACTTACAGTTTGTACAATTTTCTAAGGGGGCTTTGTAACAATTTATAACTAAATGACACGAAAAACTTTAAAATTGTAAGTTGTTAGAAGAGAAGTTAACATAATATTTCTGATAAAGAGAATGACAAAAATGACACCTTATATCAGAAATTTCGAAAAATCTTCAAGAAAATTCAATCTAATTCCTTGGGGGTTGATATAATTACACTATATTTGTCATGTCAAACAAAAGGTATAAATCATGAAAACAGTAAAACAAATCCAAAACGAAATCTTTACCATGTATTACCAAACCCCATTTAAAGGACTATCCAAACGTCAGTTTGTAGAACTGGGATTACAGAACGCTTTAAAGTTTTTAGAAATAAACGGTCTGCCCGTTCCAAACATAACCATCCACGAACACAGTAACCCCAAAGCATTCTGTGGGCTATGTGACTACTCCAGCAAAAGAATACAGGTATGGGTGCCTGACGTTGCCTATGTGTCCTTTAATCCCATACCGGGGCAAAGGCGATGGTCATATCCGGGCTATAAAATAGACCGCACTGGTGTGGGCGTCATATCACACGAAATAGGCCACTGGGTGGACTACTGCGTTAAATTACACCGTGGCTTCCCAAAGAAAGGTAAAATCACGGGATATGAGCCTAATATTTACGAATCCGTGGCTGAGAGCATGCGTCTATTTATACTTAATCCAGGCCTGCTGCATATTATCGCTCCAGAAAGATGCGAATACATTGTTAAAAGTGGTCTCAAACCTGTGGTTACTGAGGATTGGGACAAGGTACTGGAAAACGCACCCGCAGAATATTCCAGACAAATACTAAAGAATTATCTTGGTTTTCATTGTTGAATCCAGAAAAAGTATTATGTTTGTATTGTCAAAATGAAAACAAGTCAAACACTAAAAACTTAAGGTCATGAAAAACTCGGTAAACAATCAGCCAGCTTCTAATAACGTAGTAAACTTCGCAATCGTTAACAATCCTCAAAGTGCTTACAAGTATATTAAACGTGAAACTCTTATCGAAGATTACCACACTCTTATCTTAGGATGTAGCAAAGCTAATGTCGAGGTTGAGGCTATTGCTAATCCAGATCAGATTAGTAAGAAGAGCCTTATCGACAGCTATGTAACGATAGCTCAGAAATACATGGAAGTTGTAACGGTTCAGGAAGAACCCGTTGCTGAAGAAGCTCCAGTCGAGACTATTCAAGTTCAGGAAGAAGTTAAAGTAGAAGACCCTACTCCTAAAGCTGAAAAGAAAGCAAAGGAAGAATCAAGTGAGCCTAAGGAACACCGGGGTAGTGCTGAAGAACGGTTGGCTAAATACGGTGCAGAACTCAAGGAAAAAGAAGCTATCGAGAATCCTAGTAAGGAAGTTCGCAAAAGAATCGCTTCCCTGAAACGTAAAATTGAGAGGGCTGAAAAAGCCCTCAAAGCCTGACACTTCGTACTGTGTCATCTAAAGTCATTAATCATCTAAAATCAATAAAGTCATGCTAAGATTCATAACAGTAACATTTCGTGGTCGCCGTAAGGGTTCGGTGGCGCGTATTAAACCTCAGAATGACCGTATCGAGGTAAGTCGATGGTTCAACCGTAAAGAAATCCTGGACGTGCTTGAAGCAGCCGGGTGGGTAGACGTAGAGCCTGAATCAGTAGTTGTAAAAGCTAAGAAATTGAGCGTAGTAGCGCGTGAACGCCGTGAACGCGAACTGCCCGAACATGTAAAGCTCCTTAAGAAAGTTCAATCCCTGAAGAAATGAAGCCATGAAAACAGATGATATCCGTGAAGAATTAAAACAAGTCCTGCAAAAGATTGACAACAATCCGAATATGGTCGGGTTCGCTATTGTAGCTGCCGTTGAAGATGACCGTGTAGCTCTTCATCGTTTCATTAAAAACGAGATACGTACTGAATTAGGGGAGATAGACCTCCCTTATGTAATAGCCAGTGCGATGGACGACGAGGAACAGGTAAGCAAAGAAGTCGAAAACGTCTTGATATCTTCCCTGATTGTGTACTTCCTACGTCATCCTGAAAAAAGAAAGAATTTTATGACAACGCTAATAGCTATGGACCATGTACAGATCAAAATCTAACCCCGTGGTGCTGTGGGTAAAGAAGATAGAGTGTACCTGCGAACACAAACGTCCACTGCACGATAATAAGATCACCTATATAGAATGCAAGTTGAATCCGGGTAAGTTCTGTAAATATCAGAACTGTCCCTTAAAAGACAAGGGTCGTGAGCGAATCTAAAACCACAGGTTTTGACCCGGCTGTTCCTGGTGGGAACAGTACGGGCTGGACAGTAGGTGATACCGAAAGTCATGAGTATCCCCCGGTCACAATAGAACAAATTCGATATGTGTTCAGTCAGACGATAGGATACGGAGTCGAATTTTACCAGTACAGTTCTCATTTTATTGGAACGGTACAATGTATCACCCCTGATGACGTGATTGTTGTAACGCTTTGTAAGGACGGTTCTGTCGTTCCTACGTTACATGGACGTGTACCGTTCTACGCCGTTAAGGAAATTATGCCTCAGGAAAAACGCCTGAGCATACACCCCTGTTTTATAGTATCAATGTCAAAAATTCAGAAGTTATAAGTAAAATTTTCGGATGATTTCTTTGTTTATCTAAACTTTTCCACTATATTTGTATTGTCAAACAGTAAATAATATACGTCATGAAATCACAAACTTATCTCAACAAAATTAAAAGTTTCTTTAAGAAAAACGCTGGAAAAGAAGTAACTCGGTATCAGATGATTCAGTATGTATTAGAACCCGAAAAGTGGGAAAAGGCTCGTAAAACTACGTGTATAGTGGACTCTGTGACGAGTAAATTACAATACGAGGGGTATATTGATAAGGGGCAAAATGGAAAGTGGATAATATTAAAAGAGATTCCGGAATCTCTGACATCTACCCAAATTAATTCATTTAAATTCACCCTTTAATTCATAGAAATAATGGAAAAGGTTTTAATCGACTTAACAGAAAAAGAATCAAATGCAGGGTGTAACAAAGACGCAGCCTAGGTGCTTGGTGAAAATGGCTACTCAACTAACGTCAGAATATATTTCGATGTTTACTAAAATCAGTACATCATGAAAAAGTTCAAAACAGGCACATCTTTTCACATGGAAAGCGAGGACGGTTCGTGTCACACTGTATCAATAGCCTCTGTTAAGGTCTCAAAGACGGGGGAAGTCCAGGTGGTGGGACAATTTACCGACCCAGCCAGTGTTCGTTACGTAAACGAACCAATAGACATTAAACCGGGGCGAATACGCACTACAATGTATTGTAGTGCGTTGGTACGCTTTTTGTACCAAGGGAGGATGAGGACAGCTGCTATTACTCACTCTACTATGAAAGCGTTCAGAATCATTAACATGGACCTGGGAGCAGCATGGATTCCTCTTCACGTGTTACGCTGGTCGGAACAGGCTGAGCAATTTGTAGTGATAGACCCGGAATACGAGATGGATTTCACTACTGACGTAAAACCCGGTATGGACATTTATCCGTACAATATGGAGCCGGAGAATCTTATTATGTTAAACGAGTTGACGAACTCATCTAAATCTTGATGCCTTATGAAAAATCAGTTTAAATGTAAAGTAACTGAAGACCGTTCAGTCGGGGACATTCCTCGACGCCACGAGGTGGGAATTTTTGCCTTAATGGCTTTCAGTGGACTTATTTTCCTAATATGACATTGGAACAGCTTGCAGCTCTCCGTGACACAATCGACAATTATTTATCAATCGAAAAATCAAAAGAATCATGAAAAAGTTAGTATTACTTACCGCTATTTTGTTGGCTATGGTAGCCACAACACTGAGTCAGAAATTATGGTACACCGGGTACGAAGTAAAAGACCCCATGTATGGGCTAGAAAGCCACATGCCCAATAATCAGGTGTCCTTTGAAAACAAAGGTAAAGGAGTGTATGAAATTGTGGGGTGGAAGGTATCGGGTGATACCTATATTCTTTCCGCAACTGTCAAATACATTGGTCAGGAAGAGGATGGGAGTTACTCCTACTGGGGAGTTATGTGGTACAGAGGAAACGAGTTCGAAACTATACGCTTGAATACCAAGATCAAACTCTCTACTTATACCAGTGCCAAATCCGTGTCTATGTATAATGTCATCAGGCTCATTCCCCAATATAAAGACAAAAACGGGGACTGGAGTGGCTTCAGAGTTTTTAAACTGACCTTAATATGAAAGAGTTACTGAATTATCCAATCCGTTACACCTTTTACATCACGGACATGGTAAAGGCGTTCGTACTATTCATCGTAGTAGTACTTACTATAAAAGTGATAAAGAGCTGCACAGAACCCGACCCGGTATTTGCTGACGGAACAGCGTCTTCGGAGTCACGGTTTATAGACTCCACCACCGTTGCCGACAGCGTCTTCACCTACATTTTCTTGATGAGGTTAGAACATCCGGATATCGTTATGGCACAATGCATAGAGGAGTCTGGGAACTTCAGCAGCCCTCTATTTTTACACGGTCACAACTGTACAGGTATGCGAGTTCCGGCTCAAAGACCAACTCTAGCTTTGGGGATGTTGTATAATCATGCCCGTTTCCGCTCCTGGAAGGACTGTATAGCCGATTATGCTATATGGCAGAGTATATACGCCCGAGGGCTTAGTAAAGACGATTATTTCGCTTATTTAGATCGTGTCTACGCTGAAAAGAAAGGTTATAGTGACAGGCTCAAGAATATCATTAAATCGAGAGGACTGTAATCGATAACCGGAGGAATTACGTAACATTATCAAACATTAAATAATTTCGAAGCAATGATTGAATCAAATTTGACAGTAAACAGCTCGAATCAGGTTGAACGAGCGTTGGAAGAGTTCCGTAAACAGGTTCTCGAACCGTGTGGCATGAAGTTCTTAATCGTAGGTTCTCTTGCCTTGCACAAGTTAGGAATGGAAGTTGATGAACCTCACGACATTGACATGGAGGTCATCTGTACACCTGAACAGGAAAAGAACGTGTTTCAGCTCCTATCAGACTCTCAGAAGAATAATATGTATCAGATAAAGGTGGAGGGAAATTATCATTCGAACGCTGAACGGCTCATGGACAAAGTAACATGGAAGCATAAGCCGTACATCTTCAAGTGGGGAAACTGCTTAATCAATGTATGGGTGGTGACAGAATTCAGTCACACCTACATTCAGCTCCAGAACGGTATCTGTTATGCACAGGTGATGTCCGTTATCCGCAAGAAGATAGCGTATCAGCGCAATAAAGACAGAGCATTTCTTGTCAATCTTGCCTATCGTTTCCTTGGAATGTGTGGGGCAAATGGCAAGAGAACGTCCGCTGTATTCACCCCCGACAGGTGAGATTCCTAATGATTATAGGGACGACAGAAAACCGATTGACGAAAACCAACGTTATATAAACACGTTTGAAAATTGAAACATTTATTTATCCATTAAAATTAAAACAAAAATGAGAAAATCAGAATTTGTGGCAAAAGTTGCCGAAGTAGCTGGTATGACCCAGAGGGATACCGAAAAAGTAATCGACGCTCTTACTCCGGTTATTGTTGAAAGCGTTGTTGAAGGTGGTGAAGAAATCAGCCTGCCGTTTGGTAAGTTCAAGCAGAAAGTGAACGCTGCTAAAACCGGGACAAACCCGTTGACAAAGAAACCGATGAACGTACCGGAAAGTCATACGCTGGCATTCAAAGCCTCTAAGACCGTTAAGAAAGTCATGGAACCGAAGCCTGCCAGGAAAAGCAAGAAGTAAATCCGGGAATTAATATGTTATTCGTTTTTAGAATTTGAGGTTTTAATTGAGCGTAGCGGTCTTCGGGGTTGTTACGCTCTTTTAGTTTATAGAGTTATGGATAGAGGGTTAACAATAAAAGAGATATCAGCTAAAGAAATAGATACCACCTGTAAATATGCGGAGATAATTAGAAATCGAAACGAATTTCCGGATGGAAAATCACGTCGACGGGAACGACGTTATAAAGAACGCCGTATGAAATGTAGAGTCAAAACAATAATTACGAAGAAAGATGAAAATCGTTAAATGAATAACCTATGAAATACAATTAAAATGGACAGACAGGAATATTTAGAAAGTTTAGAAGCCCTTGACAAGGAATATCAGCTATGTAAGAAAGAATTTATTTTCGAATATTGTCGTACGAACAACCCTTATAAAAAGGGAGATATTGTCAAAGATCATCAGGGGAAAGGGGAAGTGATCAGCTGGAAACCGTTCTTTGGTATAACAGACCCCGATGGGCTTCCTACTATTGAGTACAAATGTCGGGTGTTGAAAAAAGATGGTACACTTCCAAAGAAGATGGAATACCGTAGTATTTACCTTTGTAATATGACAGCCAATGAAAAAGATTCCACCCAAGCGTAAAGAACCCGTCTCTTACCTGACCTTTACAGGTAAACGATTGGACATGTGGGAACATGCTGACTTTACTAACCGAATGTTTCCGGGTCTTATAGACCTCTCAAAGGCCCAGGACCTCCACGGTGATACTGTTTACCGAATGAAAGGTATTGAATCGTATAGGATCTCTTATGCACGTGTAATTGACCTGGCTGGTGTTACGTCACGTTCTGTAATGGTAGTTCAAGAATCTCCCTCTAATACCATTTGGATTATGAAACCTAATTGGATACGCAGCCAGAACGCTCTCAGAGGAAAAGTCAAAAACTACGCTGAAATTCTTGACAAACTTTGCCTGAGAAAAGTTCTCGGTAACGAAGTTACCCGAATGGTTCAGCGAAACGAACTCCTGATTGAAAACAAGCAAATCGAAAAGAAATGACACCCGAAGAACAATACGCAGAATCGATTACGGCTCTTGAAGAAGAGTACGTTGCTGAAAAGACTCGTATCCTGCATGAATACGCTCGAGCCGTATGCCCATGTAAAAAGGGTGATAAAGTACGTGATGAAATAGGGTGGATACGTGTAGACCGTATCTCTATCACCTATCGAAAGAATGACCTCCCTGAGATTTACGTATCAGGTGTAATGCTGACGCGTCACAAGGAAGTCCGCGTTGATGGTAAAACAAGAGCTATTAACATTGAAAATATTTTGAAATGAAAGAAGAAACCCGTCAACTCCTGAAAGAACTCGCTGAACGGTATGAAACTCACAACTTTATAGTTGACGATCCTGTAATGTTTCCTTCACGGTACCATAAGCAGGTGGACATAGAAATCGTTGGATTTATAGCCTCCTGGCTAGCGTACGGAAACCGTAAGGCAATCATCAAAACCTGTGAAACGCTTTTCAAGGAAATGCTCGAATATGCTCCTTCCCCCTATCACTTCATTATGGACAAGTCTTATGTTAAGTTCAGCCATAACCATCCGGTTAATAAATGTCTGTACAGGTTCTATAAATACAAAGACTTCTACGATCTTTGTGAATCACTGAGGATGATATACAAGAAGCATCCTACAATGGAAACGGCAATGTTTGACAAATTGGCAAACCGTCGGAAGATTGGAGTTTATCCTATACAATCATTCATAGACCTCTTTCCTGAGAGGGTGAAAGGAGTTCCCCACGATACCAAATCAGCCTGTAAACGGCTTTGTATGTTCATGCGGTGGATGGCTCGTAAGAACAGCCCGGTTGACTTGGGAATATGGCGTCACTTTGATCCTAAATACCTACTAATGCCCCTTGACACACATGTAGCACGCATAGGGCGTCAATTGGGTCTCATAACACTCAAACGGAATAATATGGATACAGTACTTGAGCTGACGTATAACTGTCGCCGGGTCTTTCCAAAAGACCCTTGCAAATGTGACTTTGCTTTGTTTGGGTATGGTGTAAACAATAAATAACAAGAATTATGAACAGGTATGCAATATTTTTCAAGCAGGGTGATGGATTGATTTTAGAAGGTATACAGAATGTAATCAATATCCTTAACCTACACACTAAAATCATAGACGGTACTATGAAGATAGTTTCCGATAAAAAGGTGTCTTGTATGTCTTACAAGATAGACGACTACTCATCGGAAGACGCTTTGAAAGACTTTATCTTGTCGGGTAAATATTCTTCTATGTTTCCCGACATACAGGTATACGAAGTAAAACTCCTGTGAGAAAAGAAACTTAAAAGTCCATTTGTATAACAAATATTAGCATACGTTGATTATTTGAGTACACCTTAGACCACTAACCGTTGAGAAACAGGTTTCGTGTTCGAAGAATTGAGCCGGGGAACCGGGCCTTCTTTATTTGCGTATAACTCATCAATCACAATGTTGTGAGAAACTCTCTAATTTAATTACATTATGCAAAAGAATTTCATAAATGTAACCCCCGATTCGGGGGGGGCAACGGAACAGTAACAGTAACTGCCAGTCAAAACACTGAAGACGAAAGAACCGAATCTATCACCATTAGTGGTAGTGGTGTCACTAAAACGATTTCTATTCATCAAGAAGCTATTCAACAAACTGTAAAAGTAACAGAATTCACAAAAAATCGTTTTTGGTGGACAGATTCCCCAGTCGGAACAGTTGTTCCTGTCCCAGGATCAATTGATATTTCAGTAGAACTAGAAGCGGGTGTTACTTCGGGTTATATTACCTTTGATAGAAAGATAACGAATGCGGAAATAACAGATAATCATGGCCATTTTGATGACATTGGATTGTCAAATCCTTATAGCGTTGGATTCGGTTCTTCACATGCTGTGGATGGGGATTATCAAACCATTGAAGTTTCTTTTGAGGGGTTCACCGGAGTTCTCAAGTTAGAATTAAGCTGCCGATCATAATCTAAATTAATTTAAAGAATTTCCGGATTTTTCATTGTGATTCGATTTATTGTTTGTATGTTTGTAATGTCAAAATTAAGTCAAACAATAAATCGAATCTAATTATGAAAGCTATTGTAGAAAACCCGGTACCTAATCCATGCTTATACGCTTTGTTTATAACTATCATTAACGATATTACAACTTCCTATACTGAAGAACAACTTCGTAAAAATATGCGTTCAACAATGTCTATTTACGACAGACTTTCTGAATATGTTGATTATGGATTCGGCCATAACCACATGTGGGTATCAGACCGTAAAACAGGTAAGCGTTTGATTTTTGTTGAATTTTAATTATCGGGGAGAAATCCCCGAAACTCATTTTCTCCTAATACCGTTTAATTTTCATTAACATTAAAAATTTCGATATGGACATTACTAAAAAGAAAGTTATTTTTATTGACTTAGACGATACCCTTATTTCTACTCGTACGGGTAACAAATTTCCGGCTGGAATTTGGGACATGAAGCTGAATCTTCCTGTCTTTGACCAGTTGAAAAAGCTCCACCCGTTAGCCGTACTCATCGCAAGTAATCAAGGTGGGATCGAACTCGGTATAGTTCCACAGCAACTGTTTGAGCCTAAATTCATCTATGTCATTGCTTCTCTTCAGGAATATATCGGGCTGAACACCCTAGTCGCTGGTCAATTCTGTGTGGTAAATGATGTTACGAACGAGAACCGCAAGCCTAATTGCGGTATGCTGAACAGTATGCTTAAACAGTTTGAAGACATCACTAAAATTAACATTGAAAATACCGAATGTCTAGTGATAGGCGATGCTTCTGGAAAACCGGGCGATCACAGCGACACCGATCGTAAAACTGCTGAAAACTTTGGGTGTGACTACCTTGATGTCAAAGAGTTTATCGCGATGAACTTACCTGAGCCTCTATTTAAGGTCATAAACGTCTCAACGGGCGATGTTATCAGCCAGGACGGACAGTTACTTGAGAACATACCTGAAAGCGGTGTACGACAGCTTTTGGAGAGCTTAGAAGTTCCCGCAAAAGACATTACAGTCGTACCTCAGCTTTGGGTTAAACCCAAAGAAGCCTCTTGTCCTACTCAGAAAAAGCGTAAAGCACAAATGAAACCACTCCGTAATACAAAGAATCATGACAAGAATCAGTGATAACAAAGCACATGAAATTGCTAGAAGCCTAGCTTCTTCAACGTTCAAACAAAAAGAGGAATTCCTGCTGTATAAAGTCAGAGTACATTTAGTAGACAAAACCCGTGAAATAATGGGAGAGGGTCTTTATATGATTTTTTGTGACAAAACCCGGTACTTTAAATCTACGAGGAATTTGTCTTTGTACCCCAATGGAATTTTCAAAGCGTTCTTTCCAAAAGAATGTTCTCCAAATGAAATTCATCCGTCAATCAACTTCCCTGATATTCCACTTCCTCAAT